CAGGTACTTTTCAGTTTTTAGGCTTATATATATGGTCTTCTGCTACAACCACAGGATATGCTGTTAATCTTTCTTCAACGGCTGAGACCTGGATAACGCATCTACTATTATACTCTGCTAATGGTGGCGTCTATCATCATGGAACGAATAAGCTTTACATCACAGGTTCTTATGTCTATGCAGCTGATTTTTATTGCCTTGCTACAACAGATGCGCTTATACTAAATATTCAGAATAATAGGTTTTATGGTGCTGCAAACTATTATCCTATTTTTCTTATCACTACAGGCGCCAGTGTAGGAACGATCCAGTTCTCAGGAAATACTGTGTCTAATAGCCTTGCTGGATATTCACTGTTTTGTCTTATAATCTGTAATAACGCTACTAAGGCTGGAACGTATATGATTACTAATAATGTCCTTGAGGCTGTTAATGGAGCAGCGGCAGGGATACAGGTTAATAACTTTAGTCAAGGTATTATCATGGGGAATAGTATTCCGGGGTATACTTCAATAACAAACGTAGACACATCTATTAATGAGCATAATATATAAGGGAGAAAACAATGCCTACAATTCTTGACCCAAACGCACAGGGAAGGCTCTTTACAATGTCTGAGGATATTGGATATACTTATCCCAATGACTTAGACCTAAGGCCTGCATCGCCAGATCATGGGAAGCTGCTGAAGGAGATTTACATAAGGGCTCTTGAGAGTAGTAACGAAATGTCTAAGCGTTATGCGTCATGGAAGAAGGTTGATGAGTCTCTCACAGCATATGTCAAGCTCGATGATGCTGAGACGGCGATTAAGAATATCGATGATAGGAAGCCTCTATCCATCGTGGTGCCGTATTCCTATGCCACGCTCGAGACGATTCTTACTTATTTCGTAAGTGCCTTTCTGGAGAATCCTATCTTCAAATATGAAGGATCATCGCCGGAAGACGTTATTGGCGCGATTCTGTTGGAGAAAGTTATCGAGCAACAGACTATGCAATTCAAGACGGCCCTTAATCTACATACCATGTTCCGTGATGGGTTGTCTTATGGTATGGGAGTTGTTACTCCGACGTGGGATAAGAAGTGGGGCTGGAAATCTGTTGTTCAGGATAGTGGTTTTATGTCTGCTCTATTCGGCAAGTTCATTAGTTATGGTCAGGTTCGGGGGAGGGAAGAAACTATATTATTCGAAGGTAATAGACTGAAGAACATTGATCCCTATATGTTCCTCCCAGATCCGAACGTACCAATCCATGACCTACAGCAAGGGGAGTTCGTTGGCTGGATAGAGCAGACTAATTATATGAAGCTTCTGGAGTTGGAGAAGAACGACAAGGATATATTTAATGTGAAGTATCTTAAGGGCCTGGGTAGTGGAGGTCGGTCTCAGTTCAATAAAAGTAGAACCGATACTGGGCGCGGAACGAAGTTTGGAACCGCGACTTATGGCTCTGAGATGTCTACATCACCGATAGATGTCATCTGGATGTACTGGACACTTGTACCGAGGGATCAGAAGCTTGGGAGTAAGGAGTATCCTGAGAAGTGGCTCTTCGGTCTGGCAGCGGATAAAGTACTAATATGTGCTAAGCCCTTAAGTCTTAATCATAATATGTATCCAGTTGCAGTATGTGCGCCAGACTTCGACGGCTATAGCGCCACGCCTGTGTCGAGGCTTGAACTTATGTATGGTATGCAGACTGCGTTGGATTGGCTATTCTCCTCACATATAGCTAATGTTCGTAAGGCGATTAATGATATGCTTATCGTTGATCCAAGCCTTATAAACATGGCTGATCTTGAAGACCCAAGGCCTGGGAAGTTGGTTCGGATGAGAAGGGCAGCTTGGGGTCGGGGAGTTGAGAACGCAGTTAAGCAGCTGGCCGTGACAGATATAACTCGGTCTCATATAGGTGATGCTGCTTCGATTATCGAGTATATGCAGCGCACCTCGGCCGCTACGGACTCTGTCAGCGGTATGATTAGGAAAAGTGGAGAGCGTGTGACGGCGGAGGAGACTCGGGGAACAAGGACATCTGCGCTGTCTAGGCTCACGAAGGCGGCTAAGATCGCGTCACTTCAAGCGATGCAAGACATTGGCTATATGTTCGCAGTTCATACGCAGCAGCTTATGGAGCAGGAGACTTATATTAAAGCCACAGGGCAGTGGCAGGATGTGCTGCTTGCGGAGTATGGAGCTACGGCGAGGAATGGGCGAATTAAGGTATCCCCATTTGACCTTATTGTAGACTATGATCTTGTGATCAAAGATGGCTCGACAAACGTGGGTGAGTATGCAGAATCCTGGGTAGAGATATTTAGGGTCCTAACGCAGCAGCCTATGTTGTATCAGAACTTTGATATGGTCAGGATCTTTAAGCATATTGCTAGAATCATGGGGGCTAAGGATATCAACGAGTTTATCCTCAACAGTGGTCCTGTGCCTAATGTAGATGTGAATGCGACTACACAAGAGTCTATCGACAAAGGTGTCCAATCTGGTAACATGGTTCCTATTGAACAGTTTGGTGGAGGAGTGTAATATGTACCTTTCTGACGTTGATGCTTTGCTAAGTAATCCAGTATGGAAAGAGATCATCGAGACTATTAAGGAAACAAAGCAAGGTCTTATTGATGATCTTAAAGATCTTGATCCTGTGAAGGAGCCAACGCTCCTTGCTCGACAGCAGGGTCGTATGATGGCCTTTGATTTTATAATGAGTTTGCCTGAGGACTTCAGGCAGGAAATAGAAAGCGAAAATAAAAGAAAGGAAAAGGAGGACTAAATGAGTGGTGAGAACGCGCTTCAGGAAAAGCAGGTCGAGGGAATCAACGATCTGATTGACGGCATGATTCCTGCGGCAACTACGGCAGCGGCACCGGAAATTCCTATAGGGGAGGGAACTACTGATGGCGGAGAGAAAGTTCAAGAAGGGCAAGAACGGATCGAGGAAAAAGCAGGTGGACAAGAGCCGACAGGGGAACCCGCAGGTAAGAAGAAAGAAGAAGTAACTCCGCCTCCTGATGGAACTATTCCTCCTATTCCTCCTATTGAGACTGAGGTTAAGCCTTCTGATAGTGCTACGCCTCCTATTGAGACAAAGCCTCCGGAGGAGACAGAGCTGGAGAGACTCAAGAGGGAAAACGCCGAACTTATGGCGCACTTGAGTGATATTGCCGGTAAGACCATAGGGCCGAGGCCTGATGCTCCTAAGACGCCTGAGGAAGTTGAGGCCGAGAAACAGCGTCAGGCTCAGGCAGCCAGGCAGGTTCTTAAATTCCTGCCGAGTGAAGAAGTGTTCGATAATGTCCTTAAGGACGCCAATTCTTTCAATGCCTTACTTACAACTGTAGTAAACGTGGCTGTGGAGCGGAGTCTTAGAATGGTTCCACAGGTGGCAAATCAACTTGTTGATCAGCAGTTTGTACTTAGAACTTCAGTACAATCCTTTTATGATGAGAACAAGGACCTTTTACCTCATAAGAAATATGTCGGCTTTGTGTCGAATGAGATTGCCTCTCAGCACGCTGATTGGGATCTTCCTAAAATTCTGGAAGAGACTGAGAAGGAAGTACGAAATCGACTGAAGTTGGCTAAGGTTCCTCAACATATAGTAGGGCCAAGTGGAGGACAGAATGGTGGGGCTGGACCTACTCGTACTGTCGTTGATAACCCAGGTTTTGTTCCAAGTGGTGGAGGGGGTAGGAGAGGACCAGCGACACCTAATGGTAATCTTTCTGCTCAAGAGAAGGACATTATGAGTCTAATATCGTGATCTATGTTCGAATTTTGAACATAGAGGAACATGGAGGAAGGACGATGAGTTTAGACAAAGCACTTTACAACTTCGCGCGTAGGGGTGTTATGCCAGCTATGCAGGGATATGTTGGAAGTGGGCCTATCAGTATTGATTCTGAAGGTCGGATGATTAAAACTGGAGTTGGTCGGGAGTTCTTCGTCTCTAACAACTTTGGCGTCGACACGAATGATGGCTCTAGTTGGGATAAGGCCTTTAAGACCTTGGCAGCTGCAGTTACTGCAAATAATGCAGATATCGCTGCTGATAAGTATGGTTGGGACAGTCGGAATAGGATCTATCTGACGTCTGGACCGACGACTGAGGATCTTGTAGCATTTCCCACTAAATGCGACGTTATTGGTGTGGGATCTTATGATGCCAACGACAAGCCTGGAATCACTGGGCATCATGCGCCAGTTAATTCAGGGAACTATGGTACACGCTTTATCAACGTCTGGTTTAAGGCTGTTGCAACGGCTTCTCCGATTATCACGTTGGCAAGTACTACCAGTGGCTGCCAGTTTATCGGTTGTACGTTTGATGGTTCTGCTGGAACGGTTACGCTTGGTATTCAGGCAACTGCGAGTCCGTTCTTGAAAGTAATTGACTGCGATTTTTTCGGTGGGTTCGCAACTGGTTATATGAAGTTCGGCGCCGGGGAGTCTGCAGGGACGTTGGTTGAAGGTTGTAGGATGGCTGGAAGTTCTGGCTATGGTGTTTTGAATCTTAGCACTACAACTTCTTCATATCCTTCGTACTTCAAGAACAACATCATTACAGTTGTCACTACAGGTATCTGTATTGACGACGACGCGGACCTTTGGTTTACTGTCGGTAATAGGGGTGCGAATGCTGCCACACTTAATAACTATGCCGGCCGTACGGGGATTTGTGATCTTAATGAAGGCAAAGCAATCGACAACATCTTCACCGGGGCTGATATATCTGTTCGAGTCCCGTTGATTACTGTGACTTAAGGGAGGAATGAGAAATGAGTGAGCCTAAGGTTCAGTATACTTTGAGGCAGGTTATCTTCGACGCTGAAATTGCAGCTGCGGAGACTGATAACTTGATGGCTGCGGAAGATATCAATGATATGACTGGTTATGCTGGTGCTACGGAAGCCGATGGCGCCGTGCTTACTAATGCTGGAGGTGGTGGAACTACGGGTCTTGTCGCTGTGGCAGCTCGTATGGAGCATCCCAGAAGCATTGTTCTTACGCAGGTCGTTGATGGATGTACTGGTGGTAATGTTAGAGTCGTCGGTATCGGTATGGATGGGCAGCCGACTAGCGAACTTCTCTCATTGCTGTCTTCTTCTGGCACCGTGACTGGAAGTGTTCCCTTCCTTCGTGTGGATGAAGTTCATGTGTGGGGAGTTACAGGGACGCTGTCTGATACGGATACGCTAGCTATCG